TAGTTGATTCGCAAAAAACAATGGCAGACAAACAAGAAGAATATTTTACAAATCTTTTTGATCAAATTAAAAACATGGAAACAAAGTTAGCTGAAATGGATTCAATAGTTTCAAAATTAGATAGTTTGGAATCTAAGGTTGAAAAATATAGACCTAAAACGGCACAAGAAAAATTACAATTACGTTCATTAGATTCAGGCCCTTTTAAACAAAATTTGTCAGATTTCTTCGATGAGAAAAAAGACGAAATGGAACAAACAGGAAAAAATGAATATGTTTTAACTCAAGATGAGGTTGAAAGTTTCAGCCCTTCTGAAATTGAAAAATCATTTAATGAACCTATGGAAGATGAGGACGATATTTTATTAAACAGATTTAATTCATAAGTTTTAAGGTCGAAAAAATCGACCTTAAACTTTTTTTGGCGACACAATTTGACTATAACTTTTTATACACTTATAATTTACACATAAACCTTTAATTTTTTAACACATGGCGACAAATTCATTAGACGCAGTACTTGCACAGTACGAGAAATCACAAAGTAGTTCTAATACTACAAACAAAATGTCTTCAGAAGACCGAATGAAAAAATACTTTGCGGCTCTTTTGAAAGATAATGAAAAACAAGGACAAAGAAGAGTACGTATTCTTCCTACACCAGACGGATCTTCACCGTTCAAAGAAGTATGGTTCCACGAGATCCTTGTGGACGGTAAATACCAAAAATTTTACGATCCAGGAAAAAATGACAATGAGCGTTCACCTTTGAATGAAGTTTACGAAGAACTAATGTCAACAGGTAAAGAGGCTGATAAACAATTAGCAACACAATACAAAGCTCGTAAATTTTACATTGTAAAAGTTATTGATCGTGATAACGAACAAGATGGAGTTAAATTTTGGAGATTTAAACACAACTACAAACAAGAAGGAATCCTTGATAAAATTATTCCAATATGGAAAGCTAAAGGAGATGTCACAGATCCTGATACAGGACGTGATTTAATTCTTGAGTTAACCAAAGCAAAAACACCAAAAGGTGCATTTTACACCGTAATCCAAACCGTAATGTATGATGATCCTTCTGCAATTTCACAAGACGAAAACCAAATGGCCGAGTGGGTTGGAGATGAAATGACTTGGGAAGACGTTTATTCAAAAAAACCTTTGGAATATTTAGAGGCGATCGCAAGAGGTGAAACACCACGTTGGGATTCAGATAAAGGAGGTTATGTATATTCTAATGATGAAACTTCTGAAGTATCCATGGGAGGTACAACACCACCAAAATCAATCAATGAAGTTGCCGATCCACAGGCAAATGATGAGGTTGACGAAGAATTACCATTCTAATTTATTATCAAATTAAATGAACGGGAGCAGTTTATTGTTCCCGTTTTTTTTGTTATATTTTTAAAAAAGAAAATATTATGAAACCTATTATCGCAGAAAAATTGAAAGATGCTTTGATAAAAAAATACGAAGCGGAAATTGCAGATGCGGAAGCAAGATTATACATCTATTTCACAAATCCTGTTGGTATTGGAGAACATCCCCAACATACTGAAGAGATGGATATTTTAGTTGGTAAACTGACTGACGCAAAAGACAAATTAGAAACAATTACAAATTTTAAAATTTACGAACTGTAATGGCACTTAAAAAAAACGACTTTAGTTCGTTGAAGAAAAAATTCTCTTCGGACGCGAAATACAAACCTCAAAGATTTTTTGATCTTGGTCCTGAATTTTTAGATGCGGTAGGACTACCTGGCCCCGCTATTGGTCACCTTAACATGTTATTAGGCCACTCTGATACAGGTAAAACCACAGCACTTATCAAAACGGCGGTTGATGCTCAAAAAAAAGGTATTTTACCCGTGTTTATTATTACGGAACAAAAATGGTCTTTCGAACACTCAAAAATAATGGGGTTTGAATGTGAAGAAGTGGTTGATGAAGAAACAGGTGAGTTAACTTGGGACGGATTCTTCTTGTTCAATAACAACTTCAGTTATATTGAACAAATCACAGACTATATAAACGATCTATTAGATGCACAAGAAAAAGGTGAATTAGATTATTCACTTTGTATTATGTGGGATTCAGTTGGTTCTGTTCCTTGTAAAATGACTTACGAAGGTAAAGGTGGTAAACAACATAACGCATCTACATTGGCCGACAAAATTGGTATGGGTATCAACCAACGTATTTCAGGATCTCGTAAAGCTGATTCAAAATATGAAAATACCTTAATTATTGTTAATCAGCCTTGGGTAGAATTACCTGACAATCCATTTGGTCAACCTAAGATCAAAGCTAAAGGTGGTGAAGCAATTTGGTTAAACTCTTCTTTGGTATTTTTATTCGGAAATCAAAAAGGTGCGGGAACAACAAAGATTACGGCAACAAAAGATAAAAGAACTGTGAAGTTCGCTTCGAGAACAAAAGTGTCGGTTATGAAAAACCACATCAATGGTCTTGGTTTTGAAGACGGAAGAATTATTGTTACTCCACACGGATTCTTACCAGGTAAAGATACAACAGAGGAAAAATCATCAATAGAAAAGTATAAGAAAGAATATGCTGACTATTGGAAAGATATAATCGGAGTTGATGGTGACTTTGATTTGAAAACAGAAAAAGAAGAAGTAGAGTAGAAATCATTTAAGATTTTAGGAAGTGTCCAAAACATTATTAGTAGACGGAAATAATTTATTGAAAATTGGGTTTCACGGTGTTAGAGAGTTCTATCACAATGGGAGACACGTTGGTGGTGTTTGGCACTTTCTAAATACTCTTCGTAAATTCTTGGAAGAACACAACTATGATAAAGTTGTGGTATTTTGGGATTCTAAAACCTCATCTTCACAAAGAAGATTGATTTACCCGAAGTACAAATTGAATCGGAGACCTTCCGAATCAGAACAAAAAGAAGATGCTTTCTTGGAACAAAAACAGAGGGTTAGACAATACCTCGAGGAGATGTTTGTAAGACAACTGGAAACAGAAAACGCAGAAGCTGATGACTTGATAGCCTACTACTGCCAAGTGTCCTTAGATGAGACTAAAACTATATTCTCAAGCGATAGAGATTTGACCCAACTTATCTCTGAGAAAGTATCAATTTATTCACCAACTACAAAACAATATTACAAGTTGGGGGATAAGATTAAATTACATGACATTGAAGTACCTCACTTTAATGTTAAGACCGTAAAGATACTCACTGGTGATAGTTCCGACAACATTGATGGAATCTTTTATCTAGGTGAGAAGACTTTGGTTAAATTATTTCCCGAGTTACTTGAAGAATTAGTACAATTACCCTATATTTTGAGTACAAGTACTAATTTACTTAAAGAGGAAAAGGGAAACGTAGCTCTTCAGAATCTATTAAGTGGTAAAACTAAAGAAGGTATTTTTGGTGATGAATTTTTCGTAATCAACCAAAAACTTGTCGACTTAGATGAACCACTCTTAAGTGATGAGGACAAAGAATTGGTTAGATTATATTACACTGAGTCGATGGATCCCGACGGAAGAGGACATAGAAATCTAATCAGAATGATGATGGAAGATGGATTCTTTAAATACCTACCTAAGGGTGACGACGCTTGGGTTAGTTTTTTGAAACCATTTCTAAAATTGACAAGAAAAGAAAAACAAAAATTTAGAAACAAAAAAAATTAAAAAACAAAATGAAAGAACAAGATATAACAAAAGTCGAATTTTTGTTAATGTGTAACGATAACATCGTAGTTCAAAGGTTCTTTAATGTCAGGAACTTTAATAAGAATGCTCACAAATCGGAAGAGTTTTTCTATCACATTACAAGTCTTTGTAATGAATTGAAGTATGATTTAAAGATGAGATCAGTGTCATATATGTTAGACAATCAATATGAAATTTCTGAAAATCCAGATGTATTAAATACATCGATTACTAACGGACCTGAGAATTTTAACTTAATTATTAAACTCGGAGATATGACAATTTGTCAGCGTGAGTTTGATGCTAAAGTATACCCCCCAAAGGTCAGATATACCGTAGACCTACGCCCAAAGTTAAAAAGCATACTTGCTCAGCTTACTGACATTTTTTCAGGTAAAAATTTTAATTATTTTTATCCTGAATTTATCAAAAACTAATACTATTTATTTTTACTAAAGGAGAGAAAACTATATGGCGACAGGTAAAAATTTTGAGTATTTGGGTAATACTTTTCAGTTACAATTATTAAATCAAATTATTGTTGATAAAGATTTTTCACACTCAATTATTGATGTGATCGAGAACAATTATTTTGAAAACAAGTATTTTAAAATCATCATTCAGATGATTAGAGAGTATTATACAAAGTATGACCATACACCGTCGTTTGAAACGCTAGAACAAATTACAAAATCGGAATTACAACAAGAACTTGCATCTAAAATTGTTATGGATACAATAAAGAAAATTAAAGATGCACCTATCGAGGGAGTGGGTTTTGTACAAGAAAAGGCTTTAAAATTCTGTAAACAACAAGAACTACAAAAAGTAATGGGTAAGGCTCAGAAGATCATTGATGGTGGTGAGTTCGAGAACTATGATACACTTGAAGAAATGGTCAAAACCGCTCTTCAAGTTGGTGCAAAAGATACTTCTATGTTGGATGTATTCTCTAATCTTGATCAAGTACTTGAAGACGATTATAGACACCCAATTCCAATGGGAATACCTGGTATTGACAGATTGTTAAAAGGAGGTTTGGCAAAAGGAGAAATTGGTGTTATATTAGCTCCTACTGGAGTTGGTAAATCAACAGTCTTAACTAAGATGGCAAACCATGCGTTTAACTTAGGGTTCAACGTCCTTCAGATCTTTTTTGAGGATAACCCAAAGGTAATTCAAAGAAAGCACTTCACTTTATGGACTAAGATTCATCCTGACGATTTGTCAGAAAAAAAAGATGAGGTGATGAAAAAAGTTAGAGAAATTGAGGATTCTATGCCAAATAAGTTAATTATGAAAAAGTTACCATCAGATACTATGACGATGTTACAAATCAAAAATCAAATTAGAAAAATGGTTTCTGATGGAATTAAAATTGATATGATTGTTTTAGATTACATAGATTGTATTGTACCCGACAAGAACTTAGGTGATGAATGGAAAAGTGAAGGTTCGGTGATGAGAGCATTTGAAGCTATGTGTCACGAAATGAATCTTGTTGGTTGGACCGCAACTCAAGGTAACAGATCTTCCATATCATCGGAAGTTGTGACTACAGATCAAATGGGTGGCTCAATTAAGAAAGCACAGGTAGGACATGTTATTATTTCAGTGGCAAAAACATTACAACAAAAAGAAATGAAATTGGCTACTATTGCAATAACTAAGTCTCGAATTGGTGATGACGGTGTTGTGTTTGAAAACTGTAAGTTTGATAACGCAATGATTGAAATAGATACAGAAAGCTCAATGACTTTTTTAGGTCTTGAAGAACAAAAAGAAGAAAGACAAAGACAACGTGTTAAAGAACTTTTAGAAAAAAGAAAACAACGAGAAACACAGTCAAATTAACAAATAAATAAATTTTATAATAAATGGAAAAAATACTAGTAGAAAATCCTGGTCGGTTCGTCATCTTCCCTATCGAACACAATGATATATGGGAATTTTACAAACAACACCAAGCGGCGTTTTGGACAGCAGAAGAGGTGGATTTAACTAATGACATTAGGGATTGGGAAAATTTAACAGACAATGAAAAATACTTCGTTAAGAACGTATTATCATTCTTTGCCGCATCAGACGGAATTGTAAACGAAAACTTAGCGGAAAATTTTTACCGAGAGGTACAATACCCTGAGGCAAAATTCTTTTACGGGTTCCAATTAGCGATGGAAAACATTCACTCACTTATGTATTCATTATTGATTGACACTTACATCAACAACCCCAAAGAAAAAGATGAATGTTTCAACGCAATAGATAGATTACCAGCAGTTCAAAAGAAAGCAAAGTGGGCTTTAGAATGGATTGAAAAGGCTTCCTTTGCAGAAAGATTAGTTGCATTTGCGGCTGTTGAAGGTATATTTTTTTCAGGTTCGTTTTGTTCTATTTTTTGGATGAAATCAAGAGGAATTATGCAAGGATTATGTAACGCTAACTCACTTATTTTCAAAGACGAAAACTTACATTGTGATTTTGCAATTCACTTATTAAATAATCACTTAGAGAATAAACCGTCTGAAAAAAGAATTAAAGAAATTTTATTGTCGGCTCTTGAAATTGAAAAAGAATTCATTACAGAATCACTTCCTGTTTCTTTAATCGGTATGAACTCAAACTTAATGAAACAATATCTTGAGTTTGTGGTTGATGGATTACTGATGAAAATGGGATGTAGTAAAGAATTTAATGTGGAACAACCATTCAAATTTATGGAACAAATCGCTGTTGAAACCAAGGGTAATTTCTTTGAGTCGAGAACAATGGAATATCAGAAAGCAAAACTGAATGAAACAATAACATTTACAGACGACTTTTAAATATTAGATTATGTCATTAAAAATTATTAAACGAGGTGGTGAGGTTGTCTCATTTAATCCACAAAAGATTTACAACAGAGTAAAACGATCTGCGAAAGGTTTGAATGT